CAACAAATTTCTAACGAAATTAGAAAAATAATTATAAAAAAAGTAAAAAAGCTAGGTTTTATGCGGCTTATTTAAGGTGTTTTTTATTTGACTATTACAACCCATATTATAGATTATTTGTATATGAAAAATAAAAATAAAGAGGAGAAAATGAAAACTTTAGTAATTACAAAAGATAAAACAAAGTATAATAAAAAATATCATCAAATGAAAATTGTAAAAAAATTCAATACTATTTTTGAAGCAACTGAATATTTACTTAGATATATTCCAAATGGTAGATTTGATGGTTTAGATGTTTCAAGTTGTGAAATCAAAAAAACTATTGAATTATTATGGTATGACTATTTAGATCAAGATATTTTAGATAATCATACATTAAAAATTACAAACCCAACTAAAATTTTAAAGGAGAGAGTATGATGAATCAATTAATGCACCCCCCTAAAAAAAATCATTGGACTTTTAGAAATTCAACAGGTCTTAGAACTAGAACTATTATTGCAGATACACCTGAAGAAGCTAAAAAAATTTTTAAAGAAATTGTAATCAAAGAGGGTAAAAAATGGCACTATTACGATTACCAATTACATTATAATTGCTTACAACAAAATTTTTTAAAAAAAGATACAGCATGAAAAATAAAATCTTAGCACTATTAACTTATTCATTTATTACTTTAAGTTTAACTGCAATCATGTTAGGTTGCTTACACGTTTGGAGTGTACAATGAGAATACCAAATAATTCAAACTTTAGCACAGAGATAGCTAAACAGTTTAAACAGATTTTCCACCGAGATATGACTCTTGGTGGATTACAAGATTTACAGGAAGAACTTAATTTAATTAATCCTGTAGATACTTACTTGGCAAAGCAAGTGAGTCAATTAAAGGTAAATAAAAATGAACCCAAAACAGATGTTCAAGGTTCAAGAACAACTAGACAGGAAGAAGCAAAAGGAAAAAGATTTGCTACAGAAGTTGTTAAAGAACAAGGAACAGCAAAAGAACTTGGCTTTTAGATTGCACTTTATGAAGCATCATCAACCAATTCTTTAAACAGAGAGGCACAAGATATGAAAAAAACAATACTTTTATGTGGGCTACTTGCCACCTTATTACAAGCGTGTAGCTATAAACCTTTAGTGGATAGTTCAGGCAGATCAGGAACTTTTGATATTTCTAAAGCTGAAGAAATAACTAACGATACTCAACATTGTAAGACACTTGCTAAAGATAATTCTAACTTTATATCTAATATTTTATATTGGTCAGTTAGCCCAACTTTAGACACAAAGTATGAGTCTATTGTAAGAAAATGTTTAACAAAGAGAGGTCATAGTGTACTTAACTAAAGAAAAAAATCCTATTGTAAATTTAATTGGCAGAGATGCAAACAAACCAATTAATAAAGATTTAAGTCATTTAATATTAGCTATTCTTTGTGAAAATAGAAAATCCATAGGTATTTTTAAAGATATGTTAGTTGCTAATATTAGAGATAAAATTTTAAATAGTAATGAGAATATTAATTTAGGTAATTCTAAAGATGAACAAGATTTATCTGTTAGAGTCGAATTATATAAATTAAAAAGACAAGGATTTGTTGAATTCAATTATTATAAAAAAGATAAATATTCAGTTAGATCAAACATAAAAGGTTTAGAATATTGTAAAACTTTATTATTAAATTTAATGATAGATCAAGGCATAGATACATCTAATATTGAAATAGTTGAAGATGAGGATTTTTATGCAAAATAGAAACTGCGGAGATTGTAATTTGTGTTGTAAATTACCTCATACTAATTTTAAAAAAGATTATGAATGGTGTTCTAATTGTGAGATTGGTGTAGGTTGTAAAATTTATAAAACTAGACCTCAAGTATGTAAAGATTTTTCTTGTTTATGGCAAAAAGGAATGATTGATGAAGAATTAAAACCTAACAAAGTAGGTTTTTATATTGTTCCTGAAAGAGAAGAATCTTGGAGAGATAAAATATTTACAATCTATGCAGATACACACAAAATAGATAATGTTTTAAAAAAATTAAAGGATATTGATTTAGTAGATGCTGATGGCAATACTTGGTCTTATGTTATTAGATATAATAATAATGAAGATGATCTAGCTTTATTAGATAAAAAAAGATACGGAAAACAATTAATATTTCACAAGAGAGGAGATTATGTTTAAATCAAACAAAAAGAAAATTTTAGCATTTAAGTGTGCTAAATGTTTTACAGAAGATAGTAATTTAAAACTTGCATGGTTTGTGGGTAGCAATTCAATTTATAGTGATAGCTTACTTTGTAATCCATGTTTTAAAGATCAATTTAATAAATTAACCAAAACAGAGAAAGGAACTTGGGCATTTTATGATAAATAGATGGACAAACACAACGATTGAAGAAATAAATCATTCAATCAACGATCTTGTTCAACAATGGAATATCACAGATAAAGATAATGATAATATCTTTGATAAGATTGTTGGATTACAGATAAGAAAAATAAGACTAATGCGTAGCACTAAGTTTAAAAAGATTTCACAATCTAAAGTAGCTAGAGCAATAGGAGTAACATTTCAACAAATTCAAAAATATGAGAGAGGCCATAATGCTTGTCCGCATAGAAACCTTAAAAAAATATCTGAATATTTAGATGTTGATATTAATTACTTTACTAAGCCATTAGAAGATAATAACCTAACATTTAAACAAAAAAGGAGAGAACATGACTATAATAACCACAGAGCATGGACACAAGATAGAGTTTAACGAAGATAAGCACGTTTATATTCACAACGATCAATACGTTGTTGGTATGAGTACGTTGCTTGGAAAATTAGCTAGTCCAATGTTAGAGAATTGGAAGATTAGCAATATGGTCAATGCTATCAAAAAAGAGATGGAACGTCAGGAAATACCAATAGATAAAATAGAAGCTATTGTTTTAAATGCTAAGACTAATGCAAAAAAACAAGGAGATAATATTTTAAACATTGGCTCTATGGTTCACAAATTCTGTGAGATGTGGCTAAAGGGAGAAAAATTTACCGACCCAAGCGACCCTGTAGTAAAAGGTTGCTTTGATAAGTTCAAAAGGTTTTGGACAAAGCATAAGTTAAAAGTAGTGGAGTCCGAAAAGATTTTATACTCTGAGAGAGGATTTTGTGGAACTTTAGATTTAATTGCTAAAGACCCTGACAATAATCTGTGGCTCATAGATATAAAAACTTCTAAGGGTTTGTTTTTAAATATGGTGCATCAACTTCATGGATATAAGTTGGCATATGAAGAACAAACAGGAAAGAAGATCAACAAGATGTATATAGTTCGATTGCCTAAAGATGGTGCAGATTTCGAAGCTAGACATATCTTATATAAAAAGGAACACTTAAAAGCATTTCTTGGATTGCTAAGTTGTCATAAATCCGAGTTATTGTTTAATGAGTCAGTACGAAAATACAATCAACTAAAACGAGGAAAAAATGTACCAACAAAGTAAATTTGATCTACCCTTTTGTGGTTTATCAATGAGATTGTTTCCAACAGGAAATCAAAGTCCAAAGTATGAGTATAGCGGAGAAGCAAGTAAAGTAAAATTCACTTGTAGCATAACAAAGAGGAAGTATAGCCTATCACAAATTAATGATTGGTTTCATACACCAGAAGTACAAAAATATGTTCAAGCTGGATATGTGTTAAAATATATGACTAAAGTTCAAGAGAACTCTAATCCACCTAAATATGCAAAAAGTAATTTAGAGCAGATATTTTGTTTAGTCATGGTAAAACCATATAAACCACAACCAAATGTTGATGGCATGAAACCTATATCTCAGGCCATGCCACCTCATGCTCAACAATTTGCACCAGAACACGCAAAGCCTGTTGAGAAGATGGACGATATGGACGACGAGATACCATTTTAAATATGACAAAAAAACTTATCAGCGAGATTGAACAATTAAAACGTGATCTCGCTTTTAAGAGAGAAGAACTACAAGCTATGTATATGGAACATAAAGGATTAACTAAAAAGGTAGATGTTTTAGAAAAAGAAAATCATAGCTTGAAACAACAAATAAAACAATTAGAAGAAGAAGCAGAGGAGATGTTATTATACCCATGATGATATTTGGAAAAACTAAAAATGATTGGAAAGTGTTAGAGTTACACTATCGTAGAGAATGGATTTGTTTTGTAGTAGGCTTTGTATTGGGAGTTATACTATTATGAGTCTTAGCAATAAATCTTATGAAGAATTAGAAAAAGCATCACTTGAATGGTCTAAGTGGCATAAGAAAGTAATAGTATTAGATGAGGGTCGTAAGGCTACATATTCTAAATTATTTCTTAAATATAAATTAGATACCAAAACTGTTATTGAAGCTGAACATAAAGCTAGAACTGATGAAGAATATACAAAGGTTGTAGAGCAATATGCAGAGGCAGAAGAACAGTTGATAAAAGCTAGATACCATTATAACAATCTTGATAAATATGTTAGCTTAAAACAATCAGAGTTGAAAAGAGATTTAGCTTTGAGTACAAAGGTTTAAAAGATTCTATGCTCATCAATTGCTCTTTGCATAGACAGAGTGGTCAGGGAGACTTGGCCACTCGTTAAAAGAATTTTGGGAAGAATAACGATAGTTTCTAAACATGGCTATCACTTTGAATTGACCCAAAATACTAGGGTGGTTTTATCTCTCTCTTACCACCCTAGTTCCTAGTAATATCAAAATGTTTTATATCTGTATCTTCGTGGATTCCTGTATAAGAATATTCAAAGTTAATTAGTTCAACATCACTTCTGCTTTTAACTTCGTGAACCATCTCATTTACTTTTGTGAAATATGGAAAAGTATCTATGAATCTAAAATTAACATAACTGCCATAAGGGTTGTTATGAGTTTCTAATTGTAATTCTAAATCTGTGATAACTGCATCAACTTTTAATTTGTCCATTTGGACATACTACTATTTCTTACGCATGATGTCAGCACCTTTAAGTCCATAGATAGCTGAAACTACTCCAATAAAAATAGCTTGATACCAATAAGGTAAGTTTTTAAAATACTCAAAAAATAAATCTATCCGATCACGAATCGTAGGATCGTCAGAGAACACAGACCAACCCAATAAAAGAATAGGCAAAGATACGAGAACAAGGACAAATTCGTCTTTCCAACCATTATCATTACTCTCAATAACTTTCGCTTTATATTCAATTTCGCCTTTCGCCATTTGCTCTGCGTGGTGCATCTGAGCATCTGACATCAACTGTTTTGTTTTTTGTTTATTTTGATAAATATGAGATGCTGTCTTTACACCCATTGATAATAAATTCAACCACATTTTAATCTCCTAAAAATTCTTTTTCTAATTCACAATAATGTATAATCTTATCTAAGTCTTCTTTACCATTTTTTTTATCATAACGACATATATATTTAATTATACAACCTTGTATAAATGATAGGTTATTCTTTCGTATAAACTCTATAGGCTGTATTTTAAAGTTTGTGTAGTGCCTACCCCCAACTTGACGTTTAGTAGCACTCTCTGTGGCTCTCTGTGGCTTTAATCTAAACAATTTTACCTATCCAATCTCCCTTTTGATTTAAAACCATAGGAAGTAGTCTAGGGATACCATTTAAGATAATTCCACAACCTAATATAAATCTGGTTTTAAAGTTTTTAGCATATGCAAAAGCCATAGACTTTTGGTTTATCAAACAACCTACGTTTAATCCAAAGAATAAATTATCAGGATTAGCCCACCAAGATATTACAAACTTTGTATGATAATGGCCTTGTACTGCACTCATACCCATAGTTTGTGAAACTTTTAATATATCAGCACTTCTACCATGAGTGAAAAAACATCTTTGGCCATTAGACATTGTAAGCGTTAAATCATCTACCCATTTCCATTTTTTAGTACCTAAGAACTCTCCATAATCTTTTAAGAACTCTTTACTCATTCCATGTTTTAATGCTCGTCTATAAACTAAACTAGAATGGTTACTATCTACTTCTGTAACTATTGGAAATATATCTTCTAATATTTTTACATATTTTCTTGCTTCAGCTAATTCTGCACCAGCAGAAAAAAGATCAGGGTTGCTGTCGTGCATAGAGATAGCATGAAAGTCTAAACTATCGCCAATGTTAATTACTGTATCTGGTTTAAATTCTTTTTTGATTTCTTTTAAAAATTTTATTGAATCTTTGTGATGATATGGAATGTGCATATCTGAAATTACTAGAATTTTCTTATGACTCATACAAGTTGTTGTTGTATAACTATTTAGAGAAAATGTAAAGTAATTGGGTTAGAAACAGAATAGCAACTGCCCCTGTTCCATAAACTATCCATGAAGTAAGTTTGTCAAATTTTGAATCTATTTTTTCTACATCTTCGTGTAGATGTTTTATGTGGTTAGTTTTTAAATTTGAAATATCTTTTTTTAATCCTGTAATATGCCCATATAAAGCAACAATATGCTCTCCTGTAGTTCTGGGCTTCTTACTCATTTCTTTTTCTTTCTTCTTAAATCTGTATCATGTTTTCTTGAACCTCTAAGAAAACTATTAACTCTTGCCATAGCCCATGCTGACATTGGTATTCTTGGTCTTGAACCAGATGATAACCAAGCACCTTGTCCACGTCTATAAACTTTTCTTAATTGTCCTAAAGTTATATTTTTTCTGTTCTTTGCTTTTGCTCTTAGCGTAGCAACAACTCTTGGAGATAAAGGTTTTCTTTTAGCCATTACTTAACCCTCGCTTTGAACATAGAAATAGGAATAGTAGCACCTGATCTATACAAAGAAGCCATAGATTTTAACAATCTTGCTCTTGATGATCTTTTTGCACCTTTAAGACCTGATAAATACTTCTTAGGTATTTTAGTCTTTTTATCTTTTGGTACGTTTCTTCTTTTTCTTTTTGCCACTTGTCTTTCTCCTTTTCTTATAACGAAACTTGTTTATCATTTCTGATATT